TCTTGCAGGAACCCCTTCATTTTCCTTGACTGGTTCAGGAACTAATATTATATTGGAGGTTACAGGTAATGGGGTTGGTACTATTAATTGGGCCGGAAATTTAAAATATATAACATTTGATTCAACATTTTAAATCCTTATTATGTGGACATACAAAAAACAAGAAATGGGGGATATCTCTCACTTTCCAGAAAACACATATGGGTTCATCTATAAAATAACTCACTTACCTTCTAATAAAGCTTATATTGGTAAAAAAGTACTTTATCATCAAAGAAAAGTAAAATTAGGAAAGAAAGAACTTGCAATGTATGAAGGTGTGGTAGGTAGAAAACCATCATATAAAATAGCAATTTTAGAATCTGATTGGAAAAAATATTGGGGTTCAAACAAACCTTTACTTGAGCTTGTAAAAAATGAACCTGCTAAAAATTTTACACGTGAGATACTATTTACTTGTTCAAATAAAAAACTACTAACATATTACGAAACACAAACTTTATTTGTATATAGAGTATTAGAGGAGCCTGATATGTATTTTAACGATAATATTTTAGGTAAATTTTATAGAAAAGATTTTGATATCTAAAAAAGAGGTTGTATTTTATAGTTATGGTAAATGAACTGTTAGTTAACCTAGTTAATTCTGTCTTAGGAGCAGGCAAACGAACAGCACGAGGAAATCAAGCATATTCTTGTCCTTTCTGTCACCACCATAAACCCAAACTCGAAATTAATTTTACTGAAAATAAAGAAGGAGTTAATCCTTGGCAATGTTGGGTATGTGGTAAAAGAGGTAAAACCGTTAAAAGTTTATTTAAACAAGTTAAAGTAAATGCAAGTTATTTTCAAGAATTAGGCAAACTTGTAAAAAATGTCTCAAATGAAGATATAGGTGAAGTCAAACAAGAACTCTTACAACTACCCAAAGAATTCAAAACATTCACAAACAATAAAGATATTATATCAAAACACGCTCTATCTTACCTGAAAAAAAGAAACATATCCAAACAAGATATTTTAAAATACAATATAGGATACTGCGACTCAGGACGATATTTAAATATGGTAGTTATACCTTCATACGATAACAACGGTAAATTAAATTATTTTACCGCGAGATCATTCGAAAAAAACCCCTACATAAAATACCGTAACCCTGAAACGTCTCGCGATATAGTACCGTTTGAGTTGTTTATTAATTGGGATTTACCTATTATACTATGTGAAGGACCGTTTGATGCTATAGCAATAAAACGTAATGTTATACCACTTTTAGGCAAAAATATTCAACCTGCCTTAATGAAAAAAATAGTAGAATCAAAAGTACAAAAAATATATATTGCATTAGACAATGATGCTATTAAACAAGCCCTTGGCTTTTGTGAAAGGCTTTTAGACATTGGTAAAGAAGTTTATCTCGTAGAAATGCAAGGAAAAGATCCTAGCGATATGGGATTTGAAAACTTTACCAAACTGATACAAACAGTTTCTCCATTAACCCAATATGGATTAATGGAGAAAAAATTATTAACTATATGAAAAAGAGGAACATTAAAAAATCCTACGATCGCATCCTAGAAATATCTGAAGATGCAACCCAAATCACCCTCCCAGATTCACGTTACTATAGAAGAAATGGAAAATATTATCCATCTGTAACGTATGTTTTAGGATATTATCCAAAAGGAAAATATTTTGAAAATTGGTTAAAGCAAGTAGGTTTTTCGGCTGATTACATTGTTAAAAAAGCAGCTGAAGAAGGTACCCAAGTTCACGAACTATGTGAAGCCTATTTAAACGGTGAAGAACTACAATTTTTAGATGATAGAGGACGTCCACAATACAATCCTGATGTTTGGCAGATGTTTTTACGTTTTGTTGAATTTTGGGAAACTTATAAACCTACTCTAATAGAAACCGAAGTCCATTTATTTTCAGATGAACTTAAAGTAGCTGGTACTTGTGATTTGATTATTGAAATAGGTGATGAATTATGGTTACTTGACTTAAAAACATCAAACAACATGCAAACTACCTATGAACTCCAAACCGCAGTTTATGGTCAATGCTATGAAGAGTGTTTTGGAAAGAAAATAAATCGCTATGGTATTTTATGGTTAAAATCCTCTAAACGTAAAGTATCTAAAGATAAAATGCAAGGTAAAGGGTGGGAGGTTGTTGAACCTTCTCGTACATTTGAAGAAAATATAGATATTTTTAAAACAGTAAAACGTTTATTTGATTTAGAAAATCCTACACATTCACCTATATTTACTGAATTTAGGACAACAGCTAAACGAAATTTATAATATGTATAAGTATGATAAGTCTGGTTCAATTACTTAAAGAGGTTCAAGGTAAACCTAAAGCTATTTTTATGGCTGGTCCTGCTGGATCAGGAAAAACTACTATACTCAACCAATTAGGTCTTCAAAACTTTAAAGTAATAAACGTAGATGACGTTTATGAAGAATTGTTAAAAACAGAACTAGGTAAAGAAGATTTTGCTTCTATGTCTCCTGAAGAGTTATCTCAAGCAGCTAAAATGATGGGTAAAGCTAGAGCAATAACTAAAGAAAAAGAAACCCAAGCAATTGGATCTTTAGAAAATATAGTAATAGACGGTACAGGAGCTGCATCAAGACCATTACTTAAAAAGAAAACAGACTTAGAAGCACTAGGATATGATACATTTATGATTTTACTTTATGTGTCTCCTATGACTTCTTTAAAACGTAATGCTGCAAGAGGTAGAAGTTTACCTACAATAGCTGTTTTAAAAAGTTGGGAAGGTGTAGCAAAAAACATAGACATATATAGACAAGAATTTGGTAATAACATTGTTGTAATAAACAATGATCCTGAAGATGCTGATAAATCTTTTGATCCTGCTTCTATTAGACAATTATTTCCTATGCCTAAAGGTAAACCTAAAACACCTGAAGAATTAGAAAAGTCAAGAATGGATAAAGAAAAAACAGACAATGAAATTCAAAGTCTTCTAGATATAGAACGTGAATTTGATACAATAGACATAGCAAAAAATAAAGTAAATGAATTTGTTAGCTAAATCCCTTGTTAGACCTATACTAGAGGAAAAACAACCAGGTATTGCTTTAATCCCAGGTGGTTTTAAACCTCCTACATTAGGTCATTTTTATTTAGCTAATGAAATTGCAAAACGTCCTGAAGTAGAAGAAACTATAGTTTTAATAGGACATAAAGATAGAGATGGTATAACTAAAGATCAAAGTTTAGCTATTTGGAACATTTATAAAAAATATTTACCTCCTAATGTTTCTATTGAAATATCCGATAGCCCATCCCCAGTTTCTGATGTTTATTCATTTATTAAACATAATCCTGAAAATTTTTATCTTCCTATAGTTGGGATTAGAAGTGAAGAGGATTTGAATGATGTTAAACGTTTTGATAGCTTAAGAGGAAAATACGATAATTTTGAACCTATAGTAGTTAAAAGTAGTCCTGTTGAAGAACGAATAAGTGGTACATTAGCTAGAAAAACACTTTTAGATGGAGATTTTGAATCGTTTCAACGTTACTTACCTACTGAACTATCCGATGAAGATAGAGAAAATATTTGGAATATTTTAACGGGTGAAACTATACAAGAAAAAAAAGACAAATATGGTATAGACCAATTTGCTCGTGAGTTAATGAAAGAATCCATTAACGAAGCAATGTATGCTGAACCTAGTCAATTTAGTTATCCAACAGCAATGTCCTCTTTAGTACAACATATGTTAAGTAAAGGTATGAATATTCGACCTTTACCTAAAGTAAAGTTTATAGATGATGATGCTGAAAATGCTCAAAACTTCTTTGGAAAAACAGCCTATTACAACCCAGACACAAGAGAAATTACACTCTTTACAATGAACCGCCATCCAAAAGATATAATGCGTTCATTTGCTCATGAAATGATACACCATGAACAAAATTGTAATGGTAAATTAAATAATATAGCTACTCAAAACACAAATGAAGAAGGTGATTTACCTGAAATTGAAAGAGAAGCATATGAAAAAGGTAATATGACATTCAGAAATTGGACAGATAGTATTACTGAAGTAAAAGATACATTTGGCTTAGTTGAATTTGTAAAAGAAACATTTAAAAAATAAAATAATGCCTACACTATTAGATTTATATGAAGCTATTCGTCCAAAATATATGATATTTTGTGATATGGATGGTGTAGTAGCTGATTTTGATAAAGGCTATAAAGATTTAACAGGTGTTTCTACTAAACACGCTGATAAACAAGGTAAAGATGAATTTTGGGATTTGTTTAGATATAGTTTAGACAATAAACAAATGTCTGAATATGATTATTGGGCTAATTTAGAATGGCAACCTGGAGGGCAAGAATTATGGAACTATATCAAACCATATTCTCCATATGTACTTACAGCCCCTTCATACAACCCAGAATCTAGAGAAGCAAAACGCGATTGGGCTGAACAACATTTAAATGGGATGAAAAACATTTATTTTAGACCAGCTAAATTTAAAGATGATTTTTCTGGAAAAAACCGAATACTTATAGACGATAGAGCAGATACTATCGAAAGATGGAATGCTAAAGGGGGTATTGGTATCCACCATACCTCTGCTCAATCAACAATAGAACAATTAAAAGAACTAGGACTATAATGAAAGACAACGTTCTAAAAAAACAATTCCAAAAAAAAGACGTTGAACGTCTTCGTAACCTTGTAAAAGGCAAACACGGAGATAGAACAACCGTAGGAATAGGTTATAATGGTGAAACAAAAGAAGACCATAAAGAAGGTGATATTTGGGAAGAAAATGGTAAAAAATGGACTATTCGAGACGGTATTAAAGAAAATATCACTAAATTAGATAATTTTAAAAAAGCAGCTGTTCCATTATTTTGCCCAAGCTGTAAACAAGTAATGGATAAACAGTTAGATCCTTTTTATTTTAAATCATACAATCATTGCTTAGATTGCCAATCAAAGTTTGAAACAAAACTTAAAATAGAAGGTAAATGGCAAGAACATATTAATAAGTTATTTAATTCTGAAATAGATAAACAAATAGAAGAATATAAAAGTTTTCTTGAAAATTCTTTAAATGAAAGTAATAATAGTTATATAACAGAGGCAGGTGATATAGAAAGATGGGTTGGTGGGATTGATAAAGAGCGTGCAAAGAAAGCCTTGGATGAAACTATTGAATATTTAAATAAACTTAAGAAATGATAGAAGATTTAACTATGATTACAACCATTATCGTTGCTTTAATTACAGCTGTATTAGGACCTGTTGCAGTAACTTGGGCGAAAGCCAAATTAGAGCGAAAGAAAAAGCCAAATCTTATGGCTGAAGCTTTAGAAACATCTAATCTAATAGACCAGCAATTAGATGACATAATGAGAGAATTAGGTTGTGATCGTATATGGGTTGCTCAATTTCATAATGGAGGTCATTTTTACCCAACAGGAAAATCGATCCAAAAATTTTCTATGTTTTATGAAAAATGTACCCCTAATGTACCCCCAATCCAAACCACATTCCAAAACATCCCAGTATCTTTATTTAATAGAGCTTTATCTCAAGTACTTGAAAAAGGAGAACTTGAAATTTTAAATGTAGAAGTAGAAGAAAATACATTTGGAGTTGATGTTTTAACTTCCCAATTCAAAACAAAATCACTATGCATGGTTGGTTTGTATGACCTAAAAAACCATTTAATAGGTGTAATGGGAATTTCATTTGTAGATGAACATAATATATTAACTTCTGAATGGATTTACATAAGACAGAAAGTAGGAGTGATAGGAACACTGCTTTCTGAATATTTATCATCAACCAACAAATAAAAAAATAAAAATGGCTGACAATTTTGACTTAAAGAAATTTTTAAAAGAAAATAAAATTATTGAAAATTCTAATAGATACTTAAAAGAAGATGCTCGAACTGATGCTGAAGAAGAAGGTTATCTTGATGGTATGAGAGATGAAAAAGCAGATCTTAAATCTAAGATCCGTGAAATAATCTTAAACGAATTAGGCAACCCTGAAGACTCTTACGACCCAGACATAGATGACGATTACGGAGACAGTAGTGAAGAAGAATATTTCCCTCATATGCAAGGTTTAGAAGATGCACCTATGGAAGATGATTTTGATCCTAGATTAATGGAAGACAGTTATAAAATTGGACAAAAGAAAACCCCAGGTGCAGAGGATATGGAAATGGAGGATGGAATTAGTGATATGATGGAAAATGAACCTAGTGAAAAAGAAGAATATGAAGATGCTTTAATTGATGGTGGATTTGCATCTTTAGAAGAAGCTGAAGAAGAAGCTGAAGAAGAAAAAACAGAAGAAGAAACAAAAGAAACAGAAGAGTTACCTGGTGAAGAAGGTGGTGATGAAGAAGCACCTGCTGGTGAAGGTGGAGGATTTGAAGACATAGCTGCTGATATGGAAGGAACAGAAGGTGAACTTATGGACCATTTAATGTCTGCTTTAAAAGTAGCTAAAGGTATGAACAATGAAAAACTCACTACTCAAATAGGAAATACACTTAAATTTTTCGTTAGCGAATATATTGGAGGTGAAGAATAAATAAAATAAAATAAAATAAAATGAAAAAAGTACTTACAAAAATTAAAAATTTTTTTACAAAAAAATCAACATTAGTTGCTATAGCAATAGTAGTAGCTTTAACTTATTTAGTTGCCCCTAATAATAGTGTCGGTGATTGGAGAAAAGGTAGTTCTGCTTCTTTACAAGCTACAATCTCATTAGATGCCTCAGCATTTAGAAATAGCACTTTAGATGATTCAATTCACGTACAAAAAAGCTCCGATTATGAGCAATGTATTAAAGATGTAGTTATTAACCCAACTTGGTGTACCTTAAATCATGATGTAATTACTACATGTAGTACAACATCTAGTGGTGTTTGTTGGTGTGGTGAGAATTCAAACTACATGGTTAAATTTACAAATAGTAAAGGTGAATCAGTTGGATATGTTAAATTTCATGAACCATATGCGACACATTTTGAAGTAAAAGAAATCCAATCCTATAATGGATACTTAGTTTCAGTAAAAACAATTAGTACAGCAGACAGACATTCTAATTTTGAAGTAACAATCTCTGTATTATAAAATCTATAAATAATAAAATCTATGAACACAACAGAAATTTTAGACGCAATTAAAGAAGCTGTAAATGATTTAGAAACAAATCATTCCAAATCATCAAAAGCAGCTCGTGGTAGAGCACGTAGTGCAGCTAACACAGTTAAAAAATTAGCAGGTGAATTTAAAAAAGCTTCACTTGTTGAAGATAAAGAGTAATGCAAAAAAAAAGAACCAAAAAAACACAAAGTAAATCCAACGGTAAACCCGTTGGATCTTTTGGTTCTTTAAACGAAGGATTTATACCTACCCCTGAACAATCTCAGGAGATAATAAGTAATTTTAAATCCATAATAAACAGTCGTTTAGACAAGTTATATAGTACTAGAGGAGCTGATGGAGAAATGTATGCTTATGCAATTGCTGTTAATCAAGTAAAGAAAAAAGCTGAAAAAGGTGAAGAAGAACCTACTGAAGAACCAAAAACAGAAGAAACACCAACTGAAGAACCAATGGAAAAAGATCAAAAATTAAAAGAAATGATTAAGGATGCTTTGATGAATCCTAAAAAGGCTGATTTAAATAAAGATGGTAAGCTGTCTGATTATGAAAAAAAACGAGGAGCAGCTATAGAAAAATCAATGCAAAAAGAAGATGAAACAGTTGAAAAGGGTATTATAGACGAACCAATTTCTGAAGACCTAGACATAGGCCACCAAGACGATGAACCAGGTATGTTAAAAGCAGATCTATATCGTATTGGAAAATACGCTATGGAACTTTATAAAATGGTTGATAAGTACGATAAGATGGAAAATGAAGTAGATTTTCCTCATTGGTGGCAAGCTAAAATTACCAAATCAAAAGATATGATGGTTTCAGCAAAACATTATCTCGATTTTGAAATGAAAGAACCTGAAATTGATGCAATGGTAGGTGTTGCAAGTAAGGAAGGGGCAATAGATGAAAAATTTGCATCTAAAGCCCAACAAGGGTATTTATATGCTACAAACCCAAAAGCTGCTGAAAAATTAGGATCTAAAATGACTACAAAAGATTATAAAAGTTTACCTGAAAAAATTAAAGAAGCTGTTTTATCTAAACTTAAAAAATCTAAAAAATAATGACTCGCAATCAACTACAAAATAGAATTAGGGGTTTAGTAAAACAGGTATATACTGTAAATAGAGTAACACCTGAAGAAGCAGCTCAATACGATGAGCTAACTAAATTTCCTGAACTTAAAGCAGTTATAGTTGATTTGTTGACAAATGAATACGATAATTTTTTAGATTCAATTGATTGGGTTGCTCCACGTCCTACTACATTTAGAATTAATTTAAAAAACGGACAAGAATTTTATCTTATCTATGGTAAAAGAAGTTGGATTGCCCAAGTTGAAGGAAAAAAATATTATCTCTTAAATCTCCCAGAAGAACAACGTGCAGCCGAAGCTATTTCTCGTATTTTAAGATACGGTAAAAAAGAAGAAGGAGCTGAAGGTGGAGGAGATGAATTTGGAGGTGGTGAAGAATCAGGTGATGGAGAAACCCCTCCAGCAGAAGAAACCCCTCCAACAGAAGAAATACCAGCAGAAGCTTAATACTATAAATTGTGGAACTAAATACATATAGTGATTTAAAAAATTTAATTAAAGAAGAAATTAAAAACATTCTTAAAGAAGAAGTTGAAGGACAAGCATC